CTGCAGTGTTACCCTGTGGACTCGTCGAGTCTGTGCTGGACGTCTGAATGACTTGATTGATGTTGATAGGCAGTCGATACCCGCCGATGTATTCCGATCGGTCAAGTCGTGCATCCGGACTGGTGACGCCCCAAGCTCCTTTCAGGATTTCTTTGTACCGTGTGCCGGTTCGTGCATCCCTCTCTAAGATGTGCTGCACTGCGATAGCCTGTCGGAGTTCGTTGACGGTCGCGGCCGTTACGTTGCTCATGTCTGCTCCAAGTACTGGGTGCAGACTATCGTCTTTTTCGGTGTATACCTGCGCTGGTTTCGCTCCGCTTGTATCATCTCCGTTTATGCCTGCAAAGTTAGGTATGAAGCTTGTTATCAATTCTAGGTCTTCGTTGTCCAGTTTTTCCTTGAGGCTTGCTGTGCCGTATCCATAAATCGGTGCTGCTCCTGTCATCGGCAGTGTCACAGTCTCGCCTTTCTGAGGATTCGGCAGGCAGCTTGTAAAGTAGTCCTTGTATTTACAGACTTTGAGCGGCAGTCCTCCGGCTTCGGCGTCCGTCAGTGCCGTTCCTGCGTTGCTTCCTGCGGTCGTGGCGTCCGTTTTGCTCATCGTGACAGGCTGCTGCAGGTTTTCGTCTCTGAACCACTCGTTCCAGATTTTGGCATATGCTCTGAAAGGTAAGCTGTTCACCTGAAGGTTTTCTATTCCGGTCGGTATGCCGAAGTAATCCGCCAGCGTGCCCACGTTCCAGCCGCCACTTGGTGCGGTCGTTTTCGGAGTCGTGTACTCTACTTTTTCGGCCCAGAAGGTCGAGTCGTTCTGGCCCATGAGGTTTTCGAAGTGCTCCCACAGCAGCCGCGACGGTACGAAGAAGAAGTAAAAGTCACAGTAACAGTTATCCATGACAGGATACAGCGGAGTGCTCATGCGCATAAGTGCATTGAGGTCGATTTTTGCCGTGTCTGCCGGCAGTACTTCGTCACAGTAGATCGGGACCAGATCGCCCTCGTTCATGGTCGTTAGCAGGCTATAATCTCGCTTGAATCTCGCACGCGGTACGTTTGCATGAGGCACTTGGTTGTAATGCTGCTCAGCGTTTCGGTTCATTCCTTGTTTTCTCCTTTTTGCACAGTTTCATCCGTGTCTGGATTGGGCTTTTTATTGGGCTTTTTTTGTTCATTCTGATCCTGCTGAATTTTGAAGCCCATCTTGCTCATCCAGCTTTCTTCACCTGCGGTTGCCATCCATTCTTCGACGTTCATATTGAACTTTGCCCGGATAGCAAGCGGCAGCTGGTCGAACTGTTCGCGTTTCTCTTTTATCAGGTTAAGGTATTCGGTGTAGGTCTGCGGTAGCTTGCTGGTGTCGATGTACCAGCCCGGTTTTGTCAGCACGCTTTCGTCGCCGGCAGCGTACCGGCTCAGTATTGTCATGACGTCGCATTCGTCCTTATAGCTCTGGATTTTCTCGTAGGTGTCCACTTCGCCCACTTTTTCCAGATACGGCTGTCCTCGGTCGTCGTACCGCTCTTTGTACTCCGGCTCAAACCGGTTGCCTGGGTTGTTCGGCAGCGCCAGCGGTTTTTCGTCCTCGTAGGGCTTAAAGATTCTTACTTTCATTGAGCTGTTCCTTTTTCATGAGTTCGATGTTGTACATGAGCATCGGCAGCGCCAGCGGCTTGATCTGGCCGCTTTCGTTGTCGTACTTGCCCAGAAGATAGACTCGCTTATCCTCACAGTCGGCTTTCTCCATCTCCTGTGCCATCCATTTGAAGGTCCGATCGGCCACTTTTTCGTTGACCACCATCAAGTTGCCGAAGATACCAGACAGTTCGTCTTTTACTGCGTATACCTGAAATTCCATGATGATTCTCCTTTACAGACGGATGCCGCCGCGCGACGGCTTCGGATTGACGTTGATTTTTTTCGTCTTCTTTGCGGTATTGGTGAAGATTCTCTTATCCTTTTTTGGATTGACCGGCATTCTGTGAGCCATATTCTTCCTCCTTATCCAGTCCTATGGTGTGATAGATCTTGTCCAGCATCGCAAGGATCTTCCTCAGCTGATTAAAAATCCCGCGGATGTCTTTCAAAGTTATCATGGCAGCACCTCCTTTCTTTTCATATTTTTGTGCAAATAGAAGGTTTCTGACAGTGGAGGCAGAGCATTCCTCCTTTACATTTCGCTGCCAGTCCCCTCATGTCGATTTTACCAAAAAAAAAAAAAAACGCAAGGTCAACTTTCGTCAATCTCACGTTTTTTGGTTTATCTTTCGTATTCTTTGAGTTTTTTACAGATTGCGTTTGTCCATTCGTCATCCATGTTGTACTCTTTTTTTATCTGCTCTCGGTCTTCGCTTCTCCATCCACCGTCATATAGTGCTGCTGCACAGTTTTCAACTTCTTCTTCATAGTAGCTTTTCATGGTGTGCCTCCTATTTTGTGGTGTGCTCTTCTTACATCTTTATTATACACCTAAAACATACACTTGTCAAGCAGAATTTTTCCTAGATGGCCGTCCGGTCGGCGCTGGTGCGCCGAATGAAAAGGACGGCGTAGCTTTTCGTGACTACGCCGTCCAGTGTCCTCTATTGGCCGTTCTTTATGCTGACTTTCGGTTTTCTCTGGTTTACCCCCGCGCGAGCGCTAGATCTCCTCCCGGATAAGTTTTTTAAAGCGTTCTTGCATTTTTGCGTCTTTTAGGTTATAGTATTCTTGCATAGTTAAGCCGGTTTGCTTGAGCTGAGCAAAGAGTGCGTCGTTTGCGATTCTGCGACGTTCTCTTTTGATTGCTTTCAGTTCTTCAGATTCGGCTTTTATTGTTGTGTCTTCCATTTCTTCTATTTCTTTATCGGATAGTGGTTTTGCTTCTGAGTGTTCTAAATCAAAGAGTTTATCAAAGTACCTTGGTGGTTTGCATACTTTTCCGTTTTTCAGCTGGATTTTGTCCTTTTCGTAGATTTCCGCTGCGTGGTCGTAGTAGTATCTTGTTCCAATTGCCGGGTTTTTGCTCATGAAGCACTTTTCTGGAAGGATTCCCATTTCCAGATACTTTTCTTTTGCTCCTTTGCCGTATATCTTTTTTGTGGTGTACCTTGCTGTATAGGCCATTGCTTTCCATTCAGCTGGTGCTATTACTAGATGACCGTTTCCCCAGATTTTGCTAAGCCATTCGCAATTGTAGTAGACTATGCCGTTTTTCTTTTTGTATACTTTGAGTTCGTCTTCTTTGATTGGTATATCGTATGCGATTGCATGATAGTGCGGTCTTTTGGTTTTACCTCCATACTCTCCGCTTGCGAAATAGCAGAATTTCGGCTTTAGCTTTTGTGTTCCGTCTTCTTCCACTATGATTTCATATTCTGCCATTCCATGGTATTCCATGTATCTTCTCAAGCGTTTCCAGAAGTCTTGCAGGTCTTTGAAGTTGAGCGTGAGGTTTTCTACGGTTACTTCCCCTGTGTTTATGTCTATGCCCAGTTCGTTATTGTAGCTCCACGGTACATGATCGTCGTCGTATGTCAGCGTCAGAAACCACGCATTTTTATGATATGGCAGTTCCATCTCCATTCTGTTTGCCCAGCTTGATGCAGCTGTCATCTTGCACGCTGGACACTGTCCGCATGGTAGCAGCTGCGCATGGTTTCTCTTGAGAGCTTCTAAAACATATTTTTCGTTCTTGATTTCTGCTTCTTGGTCATAGTAGTCTCTTATTATCCCTTTGTCGTTGACTTCTAGGAATTTTTTCAGCTTCCAGACTCTTCCGTCGCTGAATCTAATCAGTGGTCTTGTGCATGACATATTGTTTTGCTGCACCTCCTCTCAGTAAGCCCCTATAAGCCTCTTGATCTTATAGGGGCTTACTGACACAATTTTTGCTGTTTTCATAAAAAACTTCATGGATAAATGTTGCTGAATTTGTTTATGTCGATTCCGGTACATTCCTTGCAGTAGCTTACTATTGCCTCTCGGATGATGTCGCTTTGGGTTCCTTTCCAGTTCCGATTAGCGTATTCTTCCGTCAGAAGCTCTAGTGCTCTTTCTTCCTTTTGTGTCAAATTGACATTAAATCTTTTCGTGATTTGCGTTCTCATACTAGCCTCCTAGCTAAGTGTGTGATTAGTACACTCATAATATACACCTCTTTTCTCCCCTTGTCAACTACTTTATGGCAACATCGGAAGACCCGGCAGTAAGCTGAACTGGCCTTTTCCTCCAAGGCTTGCGTCAAGTTGCCCTTCGTTTTTGAACTTGTGGCCTTTGGTTTCTTGCTCCTGCTGCGTGGTGCTGTCCATTCGCTCGCCCAGCTGGCCCACGGTTTTTGCGCTGCTGCTTACGGTTTGCTGTTGCATCTGTTCGAGGTGCTCAGCTGTCCAGTAGTCAGAACTTTGCTTTGCGTTGTTGATCGCCGTCTGAAAGTTCTGCACGATCTGTGCGGTGTTGTTGCCGTAGTCATACATTGCTTGCATGGTCGCGTTTTTGGCTGCTGGTGCTGCCAGAGCCTGAGCGTGTGCGAAGGTCTGACCGCCACCGAGACTTCCATAGCCTCCTGATGGCGTCTGCGCCCCATAGCCGTTATAGGCTGCCAAGATAGGATTCAACCCCGCTGCTTTGAGGTCTGCGACGCCTCTTTGATAGCTCGTGTTGGCCATTCGCTCTTGCCAGTCTCTTTGCGCTTTGGCCTCAGCTGAGTTGTACCGCATTGCGCTGGTTTGGCTTGCTGCACTCATTGCATTGGATGCCAGAGTGTTTCCCATGTTGAGAAGATTGCCCATCATCCATGTACCGGTCTGCAAGTCGTTGGCAGTTTTTGCGTTCGCTGCGTTGAAGTTCGCTGCGCTTTGAGCGTTGTTGCCGGTCGGAGTTCCGAGTGCTGTTGCCAGCAGATTTCCCAGTGCGCTTGTGTTGCCGGTCTGGACGCTCCCACCTGCGCTTGTAGTGTCCTGTGCGGTGTTTCCCATGGTTGTACCGCTTTGGATTGTGTTTTGCATTGTGCCCTGTTGTTTTGCGCTGGAGGTGCTCCCTTTTATGCTGTTGTATATGCTGTATAATGTGTTTGCTAGAGTTAGGCCGCCTTTGACAAGGCCCATTAGCCCGATTGCCATTGTGCTTCCTCCTTAGATGGTATCAAGGCCCGGGATGCTGTAGATCGGCATTGCTCTTGTCCACGTCTGGTCGAAGTAGAAGTTGCAGATAAATTGACTGGAGTTGTCGCTTTGAACTGCGATCGTGCGGTCAATGTTCTCTGTGCCTTCTTTAATCCAGTCACTTGAGAGTTTTGGCAGTTCTTTGTATTTGTCGGCATAGTGCCAAGCATCCAGAGTCTGAGCGTAGGTGCTGCGCATTTCGCCTGTGATCATGTTTGTCCGGTATCGGTAGTCTGCCCAAGCTTCCTGATAGCCAAAGACTTCTTCATCTTGGGCGTTGCCCTGTGCATAGATCTCCTGATTGAGCACCGCTTGCTCACCGAGGTTTGCAAGCATCGGGTCATAGTAGGAAAAGCGTGTGCTGCGTGTCCACAGCCGGGACAGGCCTTGCTGATAGCTGTGATCAACTCGCACCGCTGCCAGACCGATGATGAAGCCATGCTCCGTTGCGCTGTATGTTGCCATGTTCCGGCTCATCGTGGTCATGGAGAATGCTGCAGTGTTACCCTGTGGACTCGTCGAGTCTGTGCTGGACGTCTGAATGACTTG